TTATCCAGACTCAGATAGAGGTGCTGGTAACAAGGCAAAGAGAAGAGCAGGTGGTAAGGTAGAGAAAAAATCTCCTACTTATCTTGCTCATGTTCATAATAAAGGAAAGAAAACTGTTGATCCTGAAAAGAATCCAGTGGTTGAAGGAAAGGGTTATCAACCAGAGATAGAGCATAGTAAACTGGGTGATGCTAAAAAGAAAAAAGATAAGGAAAGAGAATCTAAATTACCACCTCATCTACAGGGTGATGCTATTGGTAAAGCAAGAAAAGCATTTGCACATACCAATACTTATGAAGCTTGTTCTTGGAGAGATGAACTTGAGTTTGTTCAAGAGGGGTCTGCAGCATGGCAAAGAAAAGAGGGTAAGAATAAATCTGGAGGATTGAATGAAAAAGGTAGAAAATCTTATGAGAGAGAAAATCCTGGTAGTGATTTAAAAGCACCACAACCTGAAGGAGGTCCCAGAAAAAGATCTTTCTGTGCTAGAATGGGTGGTGTTAAAGGACCGATGAAAAAACCTAACGGGGAACCTACTCGTAAGGCGTTGGCACTTAGAAAATGGAAGTGTTAATTGACAACATTTGGAATTGCTAATGTATCTAAAGACCTACCAGTCTTTAGCACGACTCTAGAGTATGAAAATCTAAAAACTTTAATTGCTGATCACAAAAGAGTATACCCTCAAAAGTATAGAAGTAATGTGCAAGCATGGAGGAGTGACTGGTTTACTCATAAAAAAGATCCTAGATTTCAAGAGTTCGTAGATGTCTGTACGCAGGCATGTAATTTTTTATCTGCCAATCATTTTAAGGCAGAGTGTTCTCTTGTGTGTTCTAATATGTGGGTAGTGGATTATGAGAAAGGTGACTGGACTAAAGACCATGACCATTTTCCCGATGTTATGTCATGTGTTTATTTTGTTGATGTAGAAGAAAATTGTGCTCCTATTATCTTTGAAGATCAATTAAAAATACAACCTAAGAATAATTTACTTATATTTTTTCCATCTTTATTAAGACATAAAGTGCCACCTACAGATTCTAAAAGAATAGTTATATCAATGAATTTTAGACTTGCAGCAGCGATACCAAATATTGAATACACAAATGGTTTAGGAGGAATAAACTAACCATGGTTGTATGGGGTGTTATTTGGATGGTAGCGATACTAGTAATAGTAGTATCTTGGTACATTTACTATATACTTCGTATGGCATTTGAAGAATGAATAATAACGAGATATACTTAGGTAACCCTAACCTAAAAAAAGCAAACACTCAAATTGAATGGAGCAAATCTCAAGTCAAAGAGTTTATCAAGTGTAAAAACGATCCAATTTACTTTGCTAAAAATTATGTAAAGATCGTTTCTCTTGATAAAGGTCTTGTTAACTTTGACATGTATGATTTTCAAGAAAAGTTAATTAGAAATTTCCACGAAAAGAGATTTAATATTTGCAAAATGCCTCGTCAAACAGGTAAGTCAACTACTTGTGTTGCATACCTCTTGCATTATATTGTATTTAATGATAGTGTTAATGTAGGTATTCTAGCAAACAAAGCAGCAACTGCTAGAGAACTACTTGGTAGATTACAAACTGCATATGAAAACATTCCTAAGTGGATGCAGCAGGGTATCCTATCATGGAACAAAGGATCAATGGAGTTAGAAAATGGATCAAAGATACTGGCAGCTTCTACATCTGCAAGTGCTGTCCGAGGCATGTCGTTCAATATCATTTTCCTCGACGAGTTCGCCTTTGTCCCAAATCATATCGCAGAAGCGTTCTTTAGTTCTGTTTATCCTACTATTACATCTGGTAGTTCCACAAAAGTCATAATGGTGTCTACCCCCTGTGGTATGAATCATTTCTACAGGTATTGGCATGATGCACAGAGAGGTAAGAACGAATATACTGCTACTGAAGTTCATTGGTCTGAAGTGCCTGGCAGAGATGCTAAATGGAAGGAACAGACTATCAAGAACACATCTGAACAACAGTTTAAGGTTGAGTTTGAATGTGAGTTCTTAGGATCTGTTGATACTCTTATTAGTGTAGTTAAACTTAGGAATCTTGTATTTGAAGATCCAATAGAGAATAATGGAAAAGGACTTGTCCTATATGAAAGACCTGTAAAAAATAATGATTATATCATTACGGTTGACACTGCTAGAGGTATTGACCATGACTATTCATGTTTTGTAGTATTTGATATTACAACATATCCATATAAGACTGTGGCAAGGTATAGGAATAATGAGATTAAACCTATGCTGTTTCCTAATATCATAATGGATGTAGCAAGAGCGTACAATGAAGCATATGTATTGGTAGAGATTAATGACATCGGAGAGCAGGTAGCATCTATCCTTAACTACGATTTGGAATATGAAAATTTATTAATGTGTGCTATGAGAGGTAGAAATGGTCAACAAGTAGGATCAGGATTCTCTGGTAGTAGGACACAGATGGGTGTCAGAATGACACAAGCTGTTAAGAAGTTAGGTTGCTCTAACTTGAAAACCTTAATGGAAGATGATAAGATAGTAACAAATGATTACGATATCATTGCTGAACTTACTACCTTTGTTCAGAAAAAACAATCGTGGGAGGCAGAGGATGGTTGCCACGATGACCTTGCTATGTGTTTAGTCATATTCTCTTGGTTAGTAGCACAAGACTACTTTAAAGAGATGACAGATACGGATGTCCGTAAACGCATCTATGAAGAACAGAAAAATCAAATTGAGCAAGACATGGCTCCTTTTGGTTTTATTTTAGATGGTGTAGATGATGAAGATGAGTTTGTTGATGGAGAAGGTGACAGGTGGGCAAAGGTTGATGAGTATGGTGATCGTTCTTACATGTGGGAGTACAAATGAAAATTGTTATTGTTAGTGGTGGATTTGATCCTATTCATAGTGGTCACATTGCACACTTCAAAGCAGCAAAAGAACTAGGAGATATCCTAATAGTAGGATGTAACTCTGATGAATGGTTGACTAGAAAAAAAGGTAAACCCTTCATGCCAATAGAAGAGAGAATGTGTATCATCAAAGAATTATCATGTGTAGATAGTTGCGTAGCATTTAATGATGATAATAATAGTTCTATAGACCTGATTAGTAAGGTACTAGAAATATTTGATGATGTGGTGTTTGCTAATGGTGGAGATAGAACAAAGGATAATATACCAGAGATAGATGCATTTGATAAAGATCCTAGAGTGTCATTTGCATTTGGTGTAGGTGGTGAGGATAAGAAAAACTCTAGTAGTTGGATTCTGTCACAATGGACTTAGAAGATCAATTTGATACAGCAAGTTTATTATTAACAGAAAGAAGATGTAGGATTTGTGGTGTCACAAAAAACTTGATTGAAGATTTTTATATAACTCATAAAAATAGCACACATCTCCAATCATCTTATTCTTACGAATGTAAAAAATGCACAATCAATAGAATTACTAGTAGGAGAAAGAAAGATATCTGCGATTGGACATATCCAGACTGGTAGTGTGTTCATGTACTGTTTCCCCAATTAAAAGTGTCTAAACAATAAATAATCATAGACAAATTGGATTCTATTAGGGGATAATCAGATGCCACTAAATTTAGCATCTCCTGGAATTGTTGTAAGGGAAGTAGACCTAACCAACGGTAGAGTCGATGCAACATCGACAAAGACCGCTGGACTAGCCGCTCCCTTTGCTAAAGGACCAGTAGAGAGACCTCAACTCATCGAGACAGAAGCCGATCTCTTGGATACCTTTGGACAACCTTATCCTAAGGATAACCATTACGAGTATTGGTTGACTGCATCGTCTTATCTCGCATACGGTGGCGTGATGAGAGTAGTTCGTGCAGACGACGAAGAACTTAAAAATGGTTTTGTGGGAGTTGCAGCAAGCGTTAAAATCAAGTCCGTAGATGACTATGTTGACGCAGGTTACGCAGAAAATACTCTCTCAGGTGTTACATACGCAGCAAAAAATCCTGGCTCATGGTCAAACGGAATTAAGGTTGCGACCATCGACGCTTTTGGAGATCAGGTATTAAGTGGTATCGTTACTACTGATGTATTAGGATACGGTTCTACTACAGTTCCCATTGACCCAATTGATCTAAAAGTTGGTTACGCTGTTACACAGACTGTCCCTGCAGGAACTGTTATCGCAGGAGCTGGTAGCACTAGCATTTTAGATGGTTTCTTAAAAGGTATCATCACCGAGATTGGTAACTCTACAATTACTGTTAAGGTGGTATCACATGTCTCTGGCATGGGCACTGAGACTGCTGTTGACTATCAACAGGCAGGTACTTATCAGTTCTCTGAGACTGGAAACCTTGGTATTCATACTAACGAGTCTAGAAGATATGGTAGTTGGAGAGGTCTTCCAGCAAACGAATACAGTGGTTTAACCACTTACACAGGATCTGTAGACTGGTTTGATCAACAAGTTATTAGTCTTAGCAACGGTTCAACCGTTAAGTGGAATCAGATTGCGGAGAGACCTGGCACATCATCTTATGCTGCTCAAAGAAACTCAAGATTTGACGAGGTTCATGTTGTTGCATATGACGATACTGGAACTTTAACTGGTAACTCTGGAACTATTCTAGAGAAACACACTAGTCTCTCTAAAGCAAAGGATGCTTTATATTCAGCAGGTGCTCCTGCATACTGGAGAAAGGTTATCGAAGTTGGTTCACCAAACCTATTTGCTGGTGGTGCTCCTGCTGGTATCACATCTACAGGTTTCGCTGATGATGGTTGGGATACATTTGGTGATGGTGGATGGGATCAAAATGCTGAAGGCATAATCTTTAATGCCTCTGGAAAAAAAGATCTCAAATTATCTGGTGGATTAAATTATGGAGGAGTGGGTGTAATAACTTCCACAGGAGCACTAGATTCTGGAGTTGATGATTTAATCGGTGGATATGGT